GGTTTTTAGTCGAGCACTGCCTTGAGATACTTCATAAAATTTTAAATAAGATTTGAATCCAAGTTGGACTCCGGTTTCATTTTGTTGTTGCCACCTGCGTTTAGGCTCACACAAATGTGCCAACAATGTACTTTCTTTTAAGTACGATTTTTTACAGTGTTTGCAAACAAAACTCAACCTAATTCCTTTTTAATCTCACTGTCACTCATTCCCATTTCTTTGGCCATGGTCTTAATTTCTTTTTCAGTATTCAGATCAGCCATAAGAGCAATGTCATTTACTTTTAACGCAGGATAAAGCTTACTTAAAAATTTAATAATTTTAGTATTCGATCCTTCTTTCTTTTTACTACTTAACCAATAATGACGTTGCTTGCCCATGCCAGGACTTACCGATGTACACATTAACCATTGTAGTTTTGTGTGTTTGTTAAAATCAAAAAAGTTTATATTCACCCGTTCATTACTAGCCATCAAATACCAAGCTTGAAGATCACTGCTGCCTTCAACATTGGCACTGTATTTCATCATTAGGTAAGTGCTGAATTTTTTACGTTCTTCATCAGTGAGCTCATCATAAAATTCTCGATTTTTCATATCGAGTTGAGCCATTTCATTGTTTATCGAGAGCTTATCCATGTGTGTAATTCTTCTGCTATTAGTTTATGACCTGCTTCATTAGGGTGACTGCTGCTCTGTATCATATATTTTCGATTTATCTTAGACCAGTCCACAGTGTAATCTGGATTACAGGCTCCTGCATTTATCATTTGCATAAAAGTTTTTGGAGACCATTGTGCATTACTTAATAGATGGTGAGACGGTAATTGGTCCCAATTAGATACAAAGTATACAGGAATTCTTTTATTTTTGCAAACTTCTTGCACTAACAAACAATTTTTAATCCGATTAAGTTTTCCTAACTCATCTGAATATAATCTTGTATAGTACCATTCCATTGCGGGATCCATTGGATGTACTTCAAATAATTGTTCGCCGCCGAATCGCATCGTTCTTGCGTAACCTGTGGTACAAAATAATACTATCGAATCTGTTAAATCAGTCTCCAAAAATACAGATACTGCATGATCTATACTTGTAGCTCTTTGACTCAAATTTCTACAGTTTAAATTTAGTTTTTGAGCTAATATCGTAGTAAACGAGTCTTTTTGTGGATCTTGTAAACCAGAGCCAGCGGGCCAACTATCCCCAAACACTATTAAATTTTTCATACTGGATGATGCTGTATTTCTACACCATTGCCTTTCATTAAAAGATAAAATATTTTAACACGTTCTAGTTCCGATTGTAAAGCAGGATGAAATTTACTTTGCTCGACTATTTCTTTCCATAAGTCCCAGTCGAGTTGATCTTTTATTACTCGGTCTGCGGTTCGCCCCATTTCGATTCTTTCAGTAGACAGCGGTTCCCTGGCATATATTATGCCATCCACACGCTCATAAATGTAAGTGGCCCCAGGTTTAAGATTGCCCATCTAATAGATCAGTTTTGAAACTATAACCATATTGAGCATACGCCCATCTCATAAACCTCAATAATTCTTCTTTATCGTCGGGATAACTTTCTAAATAAATTCTAACCAATCTATTAAAGGCTTGAAACATCTCGGGTTCTGTATATTTGGACATTTTACCACACCTTAGAATAATTAACTACTTCACTTTGACGACTAATGTCTTTGACAAAATAAACGCACAATGGCTTTTCCGTTCCAGTCTCTAAAGGCACAGCCAACATCTGTCCAGGCTTAAGTTTAGGAAAGTACCATTTAACATCTTGATATATGTCAATTACTTCTACAGGATAGAACTCAGGACGAAAGCTAGCCATTGGATTGAATGCAAATGCACTAAAGCCTCGATCATTGATGCTGGTAAGCGGAACAACTTCTAAGTCCCCTAAGTCAGGTTCACCTATAAGCAGTTGCCAATCTATTGGCATTTTGACTACGTTATTGCCTATCTTAAGAACTAGTGCAGGACTGTTAAAACTTTCCAAAAAGATAAGTGGAATAAAAAAGTAATCTGGATCTTTGGGGTCTGAATTGTCTAATACGCAGAATCTTATATCGTCAACTTCTTCTGGTATTTCATTTAGCTCGTAGCTGGTGTTTTCTAATGTTAATAATCTCATATTGTTATAGTAATATCTTTGTTAGTGTAAGTCAACTCTGCCATTCGGTTTTTTCTACACTAAATGGATAATTAGCTTCTTTGTAAAATTGTTTACGTTTAGTTAAATGTCGTTTAGCAAATTTACAAGTCGATGTTATGTCCCAGATTTGGACGAAGTCTTTATCTTCAGCTTTTCTAATACCTCGTCCAATTGATTGTATAACCCTTGTAAAGCTCTTTCCGGACTCCACAAGAACCAAATTAAAAATCCTAGGGATATTAATACCCACAGCGGCCACACCGTAAGTCGCCACAGCAACCTTGTCATCAGTAATCGCAAATTCATCGTACTCATCTTTTCTTGCCTTTGATTTAGTAGCTCCAGATACAAAAACTGCATTTTTTATTTTACTGGTCAATTTCTTACCCGGATCCACTCGATCAACCAGTACTAGGGTATTTCCCGTTTCAGAAATCTTGTTAATAAGATTAGCAATATAGTCCAATCGATCGTCTGTCTCTAACAAATATCTTAGTTCTTGTTGATAGTCTTTATATTCAACATAGTCGATCATTTGTATTACATTCACGTGGCAGTTACTTAGGTGTCCTTGTTCTTGTAATTCGCTGGCACTAAGTTGTCCTATTACTGGACCAATGCAACAGTTCAATGCTTGATATGCATAATCTTCTTTGGGAACTGTGCCTGTTAATCCCCAACGAATGGGTACACGAGCAAAGATGGTGGTCAACATAGACTTCAATGCATCTGCTTTGGCACTGTGAGCTTCATCAACCATAACGCAGACCACATCTTCAATAAAGTCGTGTATAGTTACATCTGCTTCGTAGTTCTTTGTGTTCTTCACTAAAGCATTCAAACTTTGCCATGTGCAGATTGTGTGTTGTTTAGTATATTCTTTGCGATCTCCGAACAATACACCAACGTCTAAACCCATGGTTTTGTAGTCTGTTTCTGTTTGTGTAACAAGACTCTTAGAAGGAACAATAACAATGCTTCGACCCAAATGTTGCACACTTGCAGACAGTGCCGCGGTCATAATAGTTTTACCAGCGCCTGTGGCCACTTCCTGAATACACTGCGGATTCTTTAAAAAGCGATTGATAATTTCAACTTGATAATCGCGCAGTATAATAGGTTCACCATTGGGCCATTGTTTGTGAAAGAAACTATCTTCGACCACTTGCCCAAGTTCTAATGTAGTGCTGTACTCACGCACATCGGTTACATCAATATCGTAACCCCGTTCTTCTAAGTAAGGAAGAATATCAGGCAATAAGTTAATGTAGGTTGTACCACCCAAATTAAAGTAAGGCACTTTACCGTCCCAACGACCCAGTCTGACCGCAGGCAAATATTTTGCTCCGGGTATTTCGTATTTGAACTTTTCTACTAATCGTTTTCGATCAGTGAGCTCAAGCCCTTCAATCTTTACGTTAACTTCGTCGCGAATAATTAATTTTGCTTGATTCATTCTAGAATTATAATTTTTTCAGCATTAGAAACCCAACTTTGTTTTTTACTACCTATCATTAAGCTGGTGGTAGTTACTAATAACTTGGGACATACTTCGGGTCCCATTCCTCGATTCAAATAGATAATATCTTCGGTATTAGATTTTGGTAACCCGGTTTCGTAAACATGAATGGGCAATCTATTTACCTTTCGTGCATATTCTAATACTTGCTCCATGGAGATTTTTTCTTTGTTGCAAGTAGTTTTTCGATTTATCAAAAATCTACGATCATGTCCGTAATCTAATTTGTCGATCTGCTCCATTAAAGTTTCATCTACATCAAAGCCCAGCACTGCACTAACATCAATTAATGTTAACAGGTTGTTCATAGTAACGCCGCCGATATTCTCTAAGTAATCTAACAAACTAGATTCAGCGTTTTCCAAGATCAATTGATTGTCTACTAACTTAAGGCAAATTTCATAACCACTGTTTTCCACAGATAACATCTTTTCGTACAGTGCTGTAACAGATTCGTGAACGGAAAAATCATTTGAAGGGCAAATAGTCATGATCCAATTTAAGTTGTATTCAGTCATGCCCAATATCCACATCTTTTTGTCATAATCGAATTTAACAGATCCTTCGCCTTGTCTTGCCTGTTTTTTCAACAAGTCGATTAACTTAGTATCATATGGAAATTTAACCACAAATTGATTATCGTCGATGTATACGGATTTCGATCTATCAACAACTCGTATACCTAATCTAAATGATTCAAGTTTTTCAGGAACAACAACTGGAATGACCAGTCCTGCTAACTGCCTTCTATACTTGTCTACTAGTTTTACTGCTAATGCGCTTTGTTTATCTGTATAAGGATTATTTAATTCGCAGGTTTGCGAGGACAAACTATCAATGATAGAT